GGCAGATGCACCAGCGCCAGGACCTTGGAGCTTCGGCTCTAATAGGTTATGCCGCATATTGTCTGCCTCTGCTAGGAAAACCTCTCTAAATCGACGAGAGACGGTATCAGGGTCAACAAAGGCCTTGACATCGTTCTTCTCGAAGAGAGAAGAGAGACTAGCATATGTTGGGGACTTAACAAGATATTCACGCGAAAGAATATCAACCAGATTATATCTGGCTAACATATCCACATGGAATAACTGAGATGGTACCATAGGCTTCTGAAAGAATAATCGATCAAAAGCCTTCTGATACCAATCCCTACACAGTGTGAAGGAAGGAATTCCAACTCACTGTATACTATAAGTCCCAACATCAAGATCCACATCAGGGAACTGGCTAAAACCAGGAATTCACAATCACTTTTGATCTTCAAAATCCCAAAGGATCTTGTTGATCTTAGTCATTGCTTCTTCCCACTCTTTATAATGCATTTTAAACATTGTAAAGCGGATCTTAGCAAGGGCGTTCCCTAATCACATGGGGTTAAACGAATTTGCTATCGGAATTAAATCCGACGCAACTCGATAACCCATGGACAGTGAACTAAAAGGCCCTTGTAGAATTCGAAGGACTCTTGCACGTACTCTCTCAGACCCCTTAAGAAAGGATCGAGGAGCAGAATGTACAAGAGTTTCAAAATCGCCAAGAGAATAAAACTCACCCTTTGATATACATTCCGTAAAGAGCTCAATAATATATCTTCAATTCATAACGAACTGAAGAACATGTTTTGGCCCTAATGGAGTGTATTCCGAGTCAACAGACACAATTCTCTTTGCAAACTCGCAAATCTCAGTAGAGATAAGCGACTTGTGAGGATTAATATCCATACCTAAGTCGGACATAATAATGCTATACTGATCAGCAACCAGCTGATTAGTTATAACAATATCATCTCCGAGAAGGGCATAACCCGTAAACCACCCTTTGAAACCGGCTCTAAGAGCACTTATCTGAACTATCATATGATGGGTTAAACCTAACATATTGAAAGAAGACAGTGCTCCCATGGGCTGACCAACCTCATATCGTACAAAAGACGGTAGATTCGGAAATCTACTATCTAGAATATGATATGGGCGGTCAATCAATAGAGTCCGTCAAGCCTCAGCAACCTCTTGATTAAAAATATAACCAAGAAGTTGAACCTGAATGAATGACGGCAATCGATCAGTCGCAGCGGATAGATCAAAGGAAAAGAAACTTTTAGGATCTGTAGCCATCAGAACCTTAAGAGGCTTATCTTGATCAAATGTCCCATCCTGTTCAATATTCTTAAGGATGGAGGCAATTGAATCATGTAGACCTGAGAGTACCGATTGTGTCCACCCATCTAAAATGGCGAAGACACGAACTTTACCCGCAGGTTCTTCTTTAAAGGCTAACTTAGATAATATGGGAGAAATAGAACTAGAAATTCTACTCTTAACCATAATATCAGCCTCACAAAGAAGATTAGCTAATAAGTTCTGACAGTTGAATCTCTTTGCTAGGACATTATAGGCCCTCAATAACACAGGGTTTGAATAGAGTGCAATTGCATCTTTAGACAAACCAAGTGTTGTTGGGGAGCTATTAGGTCCGGCACTCATAGAGACAATAAAACGAGAGTCAAACAACTTCATTCGAGATAAACAATCCCGAGAGAAGTTATAGACCTCCCAATCAGACAAAGGCTTAGCAACACCAGTATATGGTGCTGTTATCGTCCTTATCTTAAGTTTGGGACTCGCTTTAATGACTCTATAAAGAGACAAAATGGTTAGGATTGCCCTGGTCTCCGCCCTATTACGCGATCTAATATGGTCACGTAATAAGGATGGGAGAATCTTCGGCAATCCTAAGGCAATACCCATCCGAAGGTCGTCTAACGTATTCACTTCCTTAGTACCAGAAATAAATTTAATGGTAATTCGGAAAGCCTCTTTAAGGTAAATAGCAGAATAAGATTTCCCGCTATTTTCCATAAGAGATATAATCCTGTCCCCTAAAACAAAATAAGGGGCAGGATTATCAATACGTAAGATCCAAACTACTACACGTATATACCTAGGGATTAGTCCCTTTGATATATACTGTATAGTATTAG